CCCTTTTTTTAATCAACTTACTTCAAAATGGCAAAAAATCAACGACTCGGCAAAAACTCAACAACGGCCTTGATTAAATCTATCGGTGAAATAACCAATATGATTGAATTGCCCGATGGCGTTGTTTTGCGCAGTGATGAAGAGATGACCATCTGGGAACAATTCACGCGCACACGCGTAAGGCAGGACTGGCGCGACTTCGACTTGGTGTTACTGGCTAAAACGGTACGGCTTGAAGCAGACATTCGCAAGTATCAAAGCGACTTGGATAAAATCGGCGCGGTTATCTTGAATGAACGCGGCACACTTTGCGTCAATCCGCTGGTGACTGTGGTTGATAGCTTGCAGCGTCAACAGCTCAGTATTATGCGCTCGATGTCGATGCAATCGTCTGGCGTAGATCCTAGGACAAAAGCAAGCGCGGCGAAAACCCAGCTAGAGTTAAAAAGCAAAATCAATTCAGCGGATGACTTAATTGGCCGTCCAGCCTAAAAAATTGACACGCGGTCAGCGCGTGATTGCGTTCATTGAAACGCATTGCGTGACACCGGAAGGTACGCACGTCGGGAAGCCCTTAGTCCTCGATAAGTTCCAGAAAAAATTTATTATTGCGGTTTACGACAACAAATCTGGAACGCGCAGGGCGTATCTAAGCATCGCTCGAAAAAATGGCAAGACGGGACTGATAGCCGGAATTATGCTCGCTCATCTTGTTGGACCTGAAGCCAAGCAAAACTCGCAACTATTGAGCGGTGCAAGGTCACGTGAACAGGCCTCACAGGTTTTTAATTACGCGTCAAAAATGGTGTTACTCTCTAAAACACTCATTGACGTGGTGAGAATCATTCCTTCGGGTAAAGAAATGTATGGATTGCCGCTCAATACGCACTATAAAGCGAGTAGCGCGGAAGCTGGGACGGCGATGGGTGGTAGTCCCGTTTTAGCAATCCTCGACGAAGTCGGACAAGTTAAAGGGCCGCAAGATGACTTCATCGACGCAATCACAACATCGCAAGGTGCGCACGATGCGCCATTGCTGATAGCAATCAGTACCCAAGCTGCAACCGACGCAGACCTCTTTAGTATTTGGATAGATGACGCGGAAAAATCAAAAGACCCTCGCATCGTCTCGCATATTTACTGCGCACCGAAAGATTGCGAATTACTCGACAAAAAAGCATGGAAAGCGGCCAACCCCGCGTTAGGTGTCTTTCGTAACCTTGACGACTTGGCTGAACAGGCGAAGCAAGCATCACGAATGCCCAGCGCGGAAAATAGCTTTCGTAATCTATGCTTGAATCAGCGGATTTCGGTCGTCAGTCCGTTTGTCTCGCTGGATGTTTGGAAATCGTGCGGCGAAGCGGTGGGTGACTTTGACGGCGAAGTGTGGGCTGGGCTGGACTTATCTGCACGGACCGACTTGACTGCTTTAGTTGTGATAGGCAGGATTGAAGGAAAATGGCACGTCAAAAGCCACTTTTGGACACCGGAAAGCGGCCTAGCAGAACGGTCGAAACGGGATAGAGTTGGCTATGATGTATGGGTGAGGCAAGGATTCTTGCACACAACGCCAGGTGCTACAGTTGACTATGAATTTGTAGCGCATGACATCGGGGCAATCATGGCTGATTATGATGTAAAAGCCATTGCTTATGACCGTTGGCGCATTGCACTTTTACAAAAAGAGCTTGATTCGGCTGGTATTATGTTACCATTGGTTGAGTTTGGGCAGGGATTTAAAGATATGTCGCCTGCCTTAGATGTGCTAGAATCGGAATTACTGAATGGGCGTATCGCGCACGGAATGCACCCGGTTTTGACGATGTGCGCATCGAATGCGGTGGTGAGTAAAGACCCAGCAGGTAACAGAAAACTAGACAAACACAAGGCAACTGGTAGAATTGACGGCATGGTGGCATTGGCGATGGCGATGGGAGCGAAAGGCGGCGAGATTGCAGACACGACAAGTATCTATGAAGAGCGAGGAATTTTGAGCTTATGAACATCATCAGCTCAATAAAGTCATTTGCCAGTAGCTTTTCAACGAAAGCCAACCCAGATTGGGGCGTATTAGAGCGTTATCTTGCATGGTCATTCGGTGGCGGAGCGTCTGCAAGTGGGATTGTTGTCAATCCTCAAACGGCGATGCAATCAGCGTCCGTTTATGCCTGCGTTCAAGTGCTTAGTCAGTCCATCGGGATGTTACCGCTTAATGTTTACAAAGGCGCAGAAAATAATCGCGCATACGCTAAAAAACATCCACTTTGGACGGTTTTACACGACCAACCCAACGACTTCCAGACTTCAGTAGAATTCTTTGAAATGATGGTTTTGTCGCTCTGTTTGCGCGGCAATTCCTACGCGTACATCAATCGCACTAGCTCAGGGAAAGTAATCGAACTCTTGCCGCTTCATCCTGATATGGTTCGGGTGGAAATGGGGGCTAATTTTAATCTGACGTATACAATAACCATGCCAGACGGTTCATTTAAGACTTTCGGTGTCGGTGAAATTTTCCATGTGCGCGGCATGACTCTTAATGGTTGGCTTGGTATCAGCCCAATAGCTTACGCGCGCGAATCCATCGGACTGGCTTTAGCTACTGAAAAGTTCGGTGGTCAGCTTTTCCGTAACGGCGCGAAAATGGGTGGAGTGTTAGAGCATCCGGGCAAGTTGTCAGATGCAGCGTACCAGCGCATTAAGGGCAGTTTTGACAATGCGACAAGCGGCGAGAATGCGCACTTGACGCAAATCCTTGAGGAAGGCATGAAGTTTTCAAAGGTCACGATGACCTCGGAAGATTCGCAATTCTTGGAGACGCGAAAGTACCAGCGCAGCGAGATTGCGTCGATATTTAGAGTTCCTCCACATATGATAGGCGATTTAGAGCGCGCGACATTTAGCAATATCGAACAGCAAAGCCTAGAATTTGTGACTTATACGCTCATGCCTTGGCTCAATCGAATCGAAAAAGCAATAAAACGCGACTTACTTTTACCAAGCGAGCGCGATAGCGTTGAGATTAAGTTCAGCCCATCGGCACTATTGCGTGGCGATGCGTCGGCGCGATCAACGTACTATCACAATGGCATTATGGATGGTTGGCTGGTGCGTAATGAAGCGCGCGCGATGGAATCTGATATAGGAATCATACTTAATGATATTGATGGGCTGGATGTGCCGCTAATGCCACTCAATATGACTGATGGCACGGATGACCCCGACGAAGCGGCGGATTTATCCGAAAAACCAACTGAAAACAGCAATAAAGACCCGGAAAAGGAGTGAAAATGTTAACTAAAGACTGCGGCTTTGAACTAAAAGCGATTGCTGAAACTGGAATTTTTAGCGGCTATGGCTCAGTGTTTGGGAATGTCGACCAAGGTGACGACATTGTAGCGAAGGGTGCATTTGCGGAAAGCCTCAAAGGCTGGACGCAAAAAGGTCAATTACCTGCTTTATTGTGGCAGCACAACACTAAAGAACCCATCGGCGTTTATACAAAGATGGCCGAGGACGATGTTGGCTTGTATGTTGAAGGTCAGCTAGCACTAAAAACCCAGCGTGGCGCGGAAGCATACGAGCTGATGAAAATGAAAGCGGTCACGGGATTGTCAATCGGCTTTAAGACAACGAACGATACCTTTGACAGTAAAACGAGTATACGCACAATTAACAAAGGCGAATTGTGGGAAGTATCGCTAGTCACTTTCCCCATGAATCAAGAGGCACTGATTAGCGCGGTAAAAAGTATTGAAGAAATCGAAGATTTTAAGGGCGCGACAGAATACCTGCGGAATGCTGGCGGACTTTCGCGCTCTGAATCGACCGCATTTATATCGCGGTTGAAGGCACTGTCCCTGCGGAATGCTGCGGACGAAGAAAGCAAGGCGGCAATTCTCGCGGCACTCAGTCGCAATCAAGCAATTTTTAAAATAAAGGAGTAGTTAAAATGGACACTAAAGACATTGTTACGGCAATTGAACTTAGCACAAAAGCATTCGAAGATTTTAAGAAAATCAACGACGAAAAAACAACACGCACTGAAACTGAAACCAAAGAGCAATTAAAACGCGCCTTCGATGCAATCGAAGCGCAAAAATCGTTAATTGAAACCTTGCAAGCGAAAGCAAATCGCCCAAATTTTGGCGCGGATGGCAAAGTAATCAATGAAGATGAAGTGGCGCATAAAGCGGCGTTCCGTGGCTACATGGCCAAGGGCGTAGATACGGGCTTATCAGCACTCGAACAGAAAGCTTTAGCGATTAGCACCAACGCGGGCGCGGATGGCGGCTTTGCAGTACCTAAAGTCATTGATTCGATGATGGAAGCTCTAGTCGTTAATATCAGTCCGATTCGTCAAATTGCGAACGTGCAACAAATCAGCACGAACGATTATCATAAACTAGTCAACTTGAAAGGTGCAGGTTCAGCCACCGCGGCGGAAACGGCCGCCCGTGCAGCGACCGCAACACCAACCTTGGCGGACATCATCATCAACCCGTACGACATTTACGCGAACCCTCAAGCATCACAGCAAATGCTTGATGACGTGTTCTTCAATGCTGAACAATGGTTGGCTGAAGAGTTGGCGGAAGAGTTTGGACGACAAGAAGGCAACTTGTTCATCAACGGAACGGGAACGAACCAAGCGAAAGGCTTGTTGAATCCGACCTTCGCGGCCACGGCTGACGCAACGCGCGCATTTGGAACGGTTGAATATGTACCGACGGGGGTGGCTGGTGCTTTTGCAGCGACCAATCCAACTGATATATTCTTCACGCTGGCGAGTAAAGTCAAGGCTGCATACCGAAACAACGCATCTTTCGTAATGCCAAAATCGGTGTTATTTCAAGTCGCTGCGTTTAAAGATACTTCGGGTCGTTACATCTTCAACCCAATCACCAGCCCAAATGTACCAGCGACCTTGTTGGGCTTTCCAGTGGTTGAGGCGGAAGATATGCCAGCGATTGCCGCGAACTCGTACTCGATTCTATTCGGGAACTTCAAGCGCGCTTATCAAATCGTTGACAGAGTCGGCACACGCGTTATTCGTGACCCGTTCAGCAACAAGCCGTACATCGGCTTTTACACAACTAAACGTGTCGGCGGTTCGGTTGTGAATTCTGAAGCTTACAAGGCAGTTAAATTCTCAGTGAGCTAAACGATTTGGGGGGAGAAATCCCCCTTTTTTTGAAAGGTTAGAAGAATATGAAACAAATACTATTCGTACAAGATACTGCAACCTATAAAACGGGCGATATAATCGAAGCGGAAGACCAATTCGCGTGTGATGCGATTGCGTATGGTTTCGCAGTGCCATCGAATGAAGATAAATCAATGGTAAAATCACCCGAACAAAAAGTTATTACAGATTTAGAGGTTAAATAATGGCCATCGTCTGCACTGTACAACCCACGCAAGAACCGATTACGCTGCAAGAAGCGAAAGACCATCTGCGAGTGACAGGCACAGACGAAGATTCATTAATTACCAGCTTGATTGTATCAGCTCGGCTTTATGCAGAGATGCTCACGCGTCGGGTATTCGTGACGCAAACATGGAAAATGGTCATTGACCAATTCCCCATGCCGGGCATGAATATCAGTAGCGCGAACTGGTACGGGCCTCAATGGGGAACTGCTCCAGGGCCGCTTACCTCACTCAGGCCCGACGGCAAGACGGGTTACGAGATTTATTTAATGACCCCTCCAATACAGTCAATTACAAGCGTCAAATATTACGACATTAACGGCGTACAGCAAACGCTTGACCCTGCAACTTACCTGCTCGACAATGTGACTGAACCATCAAGACTAGTGCCTGCACCCAATACGAATTGGCCTTCAACACAAAATCGTATTAATGCAGTCGAAGTCTTATTTGTGGCAGGTTATGGAACTCCCTTGCAAGTGCCTGAGGGCATCAAGTCATGGATAAAACTGCGCATCGCAACGCTATACGACCATCGTGCTGAGATTGACATTATCCAGCGCGCACAGGTGATTAAATTACCTCATGCCGATGGCTTGCTTGACCCTTATCGAGTGTTTCAATTTTGATTAACTCAGGCGAATTGCGTAATCTAATCACGATTGAGCAATTGACCGTGACGAAAGACGCATTCGGCGCACCCGTCGAAACGTGGACTACCTTTGCAACGGTATGGGCTAAAATTGAGGCATTATCAGGCTCAGAATTGATTGCTGCAAGGCAACTGTACACAAGTGAGATATATACTGTACAGATTCGCTATTTAGCAGGTGTGACGCAAAAACACCGAATCAATTACCAGGGGCAGTATTGGGATATTGTGCAAGTAAATGATTTCGAATTCAGACACTATGCGCTGGATATGCAGATTGTTCATCGGGTGACTGCATGAGACAGATAGAAGTTTTAGGCTTGAGTGACTTACTAAAGTCATTGAATGACTTACCGTTAAAACTTGAAAAGAACATCTTGCGCGGCGCATTGCGCGCAGGTGGTAATGTGATGAAAGCGGAAGCGAAGGCAAGAGTGCCTGTAAAGTCGGGCGCATTACGCGATTCGATTAAAGTCTCAACGGGCATTCGCGGTGGCAAGATATTCTCGCACATCAAAGCAGGCAATCGCATGGTGGGTGGTTCGCAAGCTGGTAAAACAGGCGCAGACCGCGGCGCATTTTACGCGCCGATGGTGGAATATGGTACAGCTCCGCATATCATTGATTCGCCAAAGGGCATGGTAATTGGTGGCAAGGTTCGGAAAGTCGTGCATCACCCCGGCGCACCGGCGCACCCGTTCATGCGCCCAGCTTTGTATGGAAAGGCTGACGATTCAGTGGAAGAAGTTGGTAAATATATCGGTGAACGGCTTGATAAACTGGACGAAAAAACAGAATGAAAACAGCGGAAGAAGCCGTTAAAATTTTACTTGAATCGCACAGCGGATTGACTGGGCTAATCAGTACGCGCTCGTATATGCAGTTATTACCACAAACGCCGCTCTATCCGTGCGCAGTGTATAGTCGAACCTCAACACCCCAGCGCATGAGCCAATTCGGGGCAGATAGCGACATTGTGCGACCTGTGATGAGTGTGCAAGCGTATTCGCTGATTAACTCGGAAGTGTATGCAGTATCAGCACAGATTATTAATTGCTTGCGGCGGTATCGCGGCATCGTTGGCACAGTTGAAATATTAGATATTTATCTACTGAACGAAGTGTATTTATACGATAATACTGCGCGTGTATACTACTCGACATTAGATTTTGAAATTGTACATAGGGAGTAATTTATGGCACTGCAAATTTTACGCGATTGCAAACTTTACCTAGGTGGGTATAACCTTTCAGGTGACATGAACGCTCACACGCTGGACTATAAAGCGGATGTCAAAGAAACAACGGTTTTCAATGACACCTCAAAGCGCAGACTAGGCGGATTAGCGAATGTCAGCATTAAACATGAGGGCGTATGGCAAGCTGGATTAGGCTTGATTGATGATGTGTTATTCTCGAATCTTGGGCAAAAAGATACACTCGTTACACTCTGCCCAACCACAGGCGCGGAAGCTGAGCC